CAGGGTCGTAAAAAATATAACAGACCAAGCGGTATGCTGTGGTCTGAAAACTCTGGCACTCTTAAAGATGGTTTGTACATTCCCTATGGGTATGAAGTTGGAGTAGACCCAGAAGATGTTGAAGATCAAACCCTTCTAGATCAATTCTTGTTTATTACTGATGATAATAGACAGCCCCTTGATTTTTCAGAAGAAAGAATTGAAAAGCGTGAAAGAATGATTAATGGTCGCATGAGATCATATCACATTGCAGATAAAATAACACTAAGTACAAGTTGGAATTTAATTCCGTCTAGATCCCATGCAAACATTCCAAGTTTTGATACTGCTACTGGAGTTTCTCCATATGTATCCTATACAACTGATGGAGGCGCAGGTGGAGCAGATATGCTTGAGTGGTATGACTCACATAAAGGATCTTTTTGGGTATTTCTTGCCTACGATAGAAAGGGTATATTTAGTGGAACACCAGAACCATACGACCACCTTGGACAATACAATCAACTTATAGAAATGTTTATTAGTGATTTTTCATATTCTGTTGAAAAAAGAGGAACTAAGTTTGATTACTGGAACGTCTCAATAACTTTGGAAGAAGTATAATGTTTGAAGATAAAGAACTGCAAACATTTTTAGAGACTTCTCCGACGGTACGAAACAAGTCAATAATAACAGCAGAATGGAACATGAACATACCAACCAATATAAAACATATTGGTAACTATAGATATAGACCAACAGAGTCTTCTTCTCTTTATGCTTCACTTCCAACAAGTTTTGATATTAATGATGCTGGAAATTTTTATACAGGAGCGACAGATGCAGATGTTTTAGTAGATGGAACATTTGACAATGACGACATTCCAACAACATTTTTGACAAAGAAGGAAAAGTTAAAAACTCTTTATTCTTTAGAAGAATGTTTTAATCAGTTTAGACCAAGGTCTGGAATTAACAAGGCAGTGTTCTTTGAGAACGGGAAACTGCACCACCCCAATCTAGTCATGGCCGACAGACCAAGATACTATATGCCAGATAAAAATGATAAGTTTAAGTACTGGACTTCATACAGAACAGAGTCTGGTCAAGAATACGGGATTGCCTCAAAGGTAAGAGGTTCTCAAAACTCTATAGAAGATGCCTGTCCTTTTGTTGTCTATAAAGAAAAGATTCCAGCCAATAGAGTTGTTGTTAAGATGCAAACTCATACTGGAACAGAAAATCTAGGCCCCTTTTCGTCCCCAACTGGAGCATTTTCAGATCCATTCTTTGGAGAGTTAAATCAAAAGGTTCCAACTAGATGGAAAATTCAATTCCTAAAAGATTCAAACTGGCAGGATGTTATATCTTTTAATCCAGCAATACGAAGAGCAGACGGATCATCCGTCATCAAGAGTGATGGATATGTTGAAATAGCCTATGGACTAATTGTTCCAGATGAATGGAAAGCAAATTTTGTTTTTGCAGAAGTATACTCAAGTATTTCTTTGCTTCCCGAGCAGTCTGTAGTTGGATATGCTTATCTTATTAAAGAAAATGAAAACGATATAGGCAAGTTTTATATTTGGAACGGTACAGATTATACAATCATAACCCCAAAGTATGGTTGGTATATCCAAGATGAGACAGTAGACAGACTTACAAACTTTGTTGTAGATGCTACATCTCCAAATGTATTTACTAAATCCTTAGATGGAAAAGAACAGTACCGAGAATTTGAATACATCTCTGGAATTAGAATTGTCGTTGACTCAATGAATGTAAAAGACTCAACCTTTGACCTTATAGAAATATCTCCAAGACTTGTTTTAAATGTATCTGATAAAACTTTAGACTATTCAATTAATAAGAGTGCATCAGATCTTGGGCTAAGTGGTTTACCAGTTGGGCAGTTAATTGCATCTAATGGAAATATTAATATATTTGATTATGATCAAGCATTTAATGAAAACAATCAGTCAAGTATTATAGCAAAATATATAAATAGACATGTTCAGTTTAAGTTTTATGAAGTAATTGTTGATGTTGCAGGCTGGGATTACTGGGTTCCAATTAAAACACTATATGCCGATTCATTTCCCAAGCAGGATCTTATGAATAAAACTGTGTCCCTTTCCTTAAGAGATATGTATTGGTATCTAGAATCAATAACTGCACCACAAATATTAATGACAGAAGTATCTGTAAGTTCTGCTGTTTCTCTTTTATTAGACCATATTGGTTTTTCTAATTACACATTTAGAAGAGTGGCAAATGAAAAAGAAACAATAATTCCATATTTCTTTGTTGGGCCAGACAACAGCGTTGCACAAATTCTTCAAGATTTAGCGGTATCAACTCAAACTGCAATGTTTTTTGATGAATACAATAACTTTGTTATGATGAGCAAAGACTATATTATGCCAACAAAAGAACAAAGACCAACAACCTTTGAACTTAGGGGAACTAACGATCTGTTTCAAGATAATGAAATTAAAAATAAAACACTTGCAAATGCTAAACTTGCAAATGTGATTTCTGTATCTAGCCAGACAAACAATGTATACAATGATGGAGTAATTAATTACACAACAAGACATATACAAAGATCTATTGGCTCTTTAAGACAAGCAAGCCTCTTAGATGATGAAAGATTTTACACTTATAAGCCTGCTCTATTGTGGGAAGTGTCTGGAACAGAAAATACAAAGTCAATAAATAACGAAGTAAACAAGCAGTCTGCATATGTTCTTAGCGCTATACCACTAAACTCTAATCTTTTAGCAGATGTGCCAATTGTAAAAAATAACATTGTAATTAATAATACATTTAGTCTTGGTGAAGCAGCGTATTGGATTACAAGATATAATGGATATTTTTATTCACAAGGAGAAATTATAAAATATGATGCAGTTCAATACAACGTTACTGGTTTTGGAAATGTTTGGATAACTTCTACAGAAGACTATCAAAATTATTTTTCTAAACTTCCATTCAATGGAAAGATATATCCAACTGGCCTTGTAAGAATTTATTCTGAACCAAAATATTTTGAGCAATCTGGTGTTATTAGATTACAAAATGGAGAAGTTCAAAAGCATGGTCGTGGACAATTTGGAACTACTGTTGTTGCACACAATGCTGGAATTGCTGATTACTGGAAATCAGATGACAATGTTAAAGGTTGTTACATGTCATCAGAGTATTTGTTTCAAAAAGATTTAACTTTACCTGCAACCACCGTTGCATTATCTGGAAAATTAACTGACTCTGGAATATCTTCTGATGCTTTAGCAAGAACTTCATCTAGAAGCGGAATTATTAAAAACTTTCTGTCAACTTCTGTTGTGGGAGAGATAACCACAAATACTCAACAAGTCCCAGGCTCAGTTCAATCATCAGCACTTTCTTTGACTGGCCCAAACTTTGCTACTAAAGAAAAGCCAAGAAATTTTATTTCATATGTTCATAAATCATTAGAAGGAAAAAAGTATAAACACTTTGGAACAAGACTAAGAATTATTGGTAAGATTGAAAGCAATGAAGACCGTGGTCAGACAACCAATGGATCCTCAACTTACTATGTTGTAAATGGTTCTACACCAGATAAAAATATTAACGTTGCGGGTGGTTCTGCTGGAATTGCAGTAATGTTAAATCCAACAACAAATGTAGGATATTATTTTGAGATAGCAGCACTTGGACTAGGTAATTTGTCAGAAACAGATAGACAAAGCGTTAGTAATGTTTTTTTCTACAAAATAAAATCTGATAATAGTAAGGCAATTCCTGTTGGCCTTTGGGATGGTCTTGCTACAATTACTGTTGATGATGGAAGATTTACTGGGCAGTCAAGAGTTTTTGCTGAGGAAAATCCAACGGTATATGATTTAGCAGTAGAATATGAAGACATAGGAAAGACAAGAAGATTCTACTTATACATTAACGGCAAACTAATAAAAACAGTAGATGATAATGATCCACTTCCTATATATTCTAACATAGCATTATTTACAAGAGGATCTTCAAGAGCAATGTTTGAAAATGTTTATGCACTATGCAATAACTATTCTCAAAACACATCATTTTCTTTGGGCGCACCAGTAAATTCTGTATTCGGAGATTCTGAAATTGACGCTAATGAGTCTTTTAGAAAGTATGCCATTAGTGGTTTAATACAAAATACATATCTTTCTGGAATTGGTTCGTCAGAACCTCCAAAGTATGACATATATTTTGAAGAGTTTGGCAGCATTATGAGAGAAGCAGCAGTGTTTAATTTTAAATATGATAAGGCTTATCCAGCATTAACTGCAAAAATTTCTCCAACATTTAATAAAATAAAGGGGTATGTCGTTTCTGGTTTTAGAGCAGGATCATACGGTGCTGAGTTTATGATATTTAATGCAACAGACACTGCGCTTAGTCTAGACGAAACAAGTGGGAACTATTTAAGAATTCAGGGAATTACTTTTACACAGGAGTCAGATAACAACCTAACAGTTGATGAATATTTTAATAAGAATACTCTTGAATCAAGCCCACAGTTTGTTGCAGATAAATTAATTTCAAATCCTTTTAAATTTAAACAAGATTATCAAGATATAAAATTAAGTAGAATGACTTACGGGAAAAAAGATTTTTCACTAACTACTCCATATATTCAATCACAAGATGAAGCCTCAAACTTAATGAAGTGGATGGTTGAAAAAACATCAAAGCCAAGAAAGTCTATCGGAGTTAAAATATTTGCAATACCTACAATTCAACTTGGTGACATAGTAAGTTTAGACTATCAAGAAAATGGAATAAGTATGGCATCAAATGCATTGAGCAGATTTGTTGTATATAATATTGATTTTTCAAGAGGTCCAAGTGGTCCAGACATGACAGTATTTTTAAGTGAGGTTTTATAATGACAACAAGCGCAACAGCAAATCTTCCATATCCAGAAAGCGCATCTCAAGATAACTCAGTAAAAATTGCTACTCCAGATTTAATTCTTTTAAATGATGAGGCCATGTCTATTGAAATAATGACAGACCTTATATTTGAGGATATTGGAGGATATGAACTTGCCACTATATCTAGGCATGACCTGGTAAATGGGCAAAAGGTTATTTATACCCCGATTAAAAATTTAACAGATTTATATCTACAATACAATCCAAATAATGTTTTAAGACTGCAGGCATCTGATTCGTATCTTAAGTCTTTATCTTTATCTATATTTGACCATCTACCAGTTTGTGGTACAGGATATGATCTGGTGGATGGAGTTAAAGTGCCAAACTGTAAGTCAGTCTATATAGATCCGATAAGCGGAGACCTAGTTATTAACTTAGTTAATGTCAAAGAGGGCGAGCAAGCAGAAATTAATATATTGAACAGTGGAAGTATTTTTGATGATACAATACATAGTGGGAGTAATTAATGATAACTAATATAGGTAAAAATCTTTTAGCCAAGTATCTTGTGGGTCAGACACAATCATATGCCTCACACATTGCTGTGGGCTGTGGGCCTAGCCCAGTGGCTTCTGATGGGGGTGTTTTTGGAGACTATGCACTAAAGAATTCCTTAGATTTTGAGATGTTTCGTGTTCCTATTATTTCTAGAGGATTTGTAAATGAGGGCGGGATAGATAAGGTAGTATTAACAGCAGAGTTGCCAACAGAAGAAAGATATGAGATTACTGAGGTTGGAATATTCTCTGCTGCGTCAAACCCAATTGCTGGATCTTTTGATAGCCGAACAATTTATTCTTTTGCAGATACTGACAACTGGCTATATCAACCATTTGGTTCTGCTGCAATTGATATAGAATCAAAATATGAACCACTTGATGGTGTTGCAGAAAACGGTATTATAAACCAGTCCCTCAATGTATTTAAGACAAATGCAGACAATAGAATATTTACTCAGTCAGACAGAGTTGCAAGAAATGAAAGATGTAGATTCTTAAATAATATTATTGCTATAGTTGGAAATGATTCAACCCTTACAAGTAACCAGTTAGGCAAAATTGTAGTTGGCACTGGATCTAAATACATAAGGCTAAACGATACAGCAGTAGATCTTACAAAAAATAGTCCATTAGATGAACTAAGATTAGCATTTTCTGTTGTTAATAAAGTTGCCAACTCCAATACAGTGCCAGACAATGTTAAAATTTTATTGGAATTTTCTTATACTGGCTTAAACTCTTCACAAGAGTATGCAAGGTTTGAGGTAGATATTGATGATGTAGGATACTCTGCTGGAACAGCAGTAAAAGAAACAAATTTTGCTTTAAACAGATACGTTGTTGCTACAAAAGCACTTAAAGATTTAAACAAAACAGATAACTTTGACTGGAGAGAAGTTACTGTAGCAAAAATTTATGCTTGCGTAACAGAGGCTGGATTGCCTTCTGACTTATTTTATGTTTGTTTAGATGGGCTAAGACTTGAAAATATTACTTCTACAAATTCTTTGTATGGACTTACTGGATACTCTGTAATTAAAAGTGTAGGTGCAAAACCAATTATAAAATCAGCAAACACAACAAACTATATTGAGTTTAGATTTGCCTTGGATGTTGGATAATGGCAGACAAAGGAATAAAAAATGTTATTATTAAAAAAGATTTACTTGGAAAAGTAACATCGTCTAATTCAAGAGTTTTAAGATTTAGATTAATAGCAGAAGATAAAAACAGAAAGTCAGCATATTCAAAAATATTTATTCTTGGTTCTGAGGCTGTTGTTACTGGCCCAGGAGATCTTAATATTATTGGTAATACAATTTTTCTAAATTGGGCAGTAGGAGAAGTTTCAATACAAATAACCTATGATATCTTTGTAGGGTTTGATGGAGCAACTCCGTCTTATCTAGGAACATCTGGATCACAAAACTATTCATTTTTAAAAACAGGAACACAGTCAGTAAGGGCTATAGTTCAAATATCATCTATTAATCCAGCACTTACAGAAAACTTAGAAGTCTATGACTCTGGAATCGTAAGTCTGGTATAATTATAGTATGGCAATATTACCCGTACCAGAGCGAGGTCAACCACTAGATGTAACATATATCTATCAGATTGTTAAGGCTATTAATGATCTCTCTGTTCAGGTATCACCATCAGCATATAAATATGTAACCATAGACACGCCTAACGCTGGAAAACAAAGCGTAAAAGCATCTGAGGCAAGAATCATTGGTGGGTATGTTCAAGTTACAACAAGCGCAACACAGACTGCTGGATCTTCTCAGCCATTTTCTTATGATTTTTCAAGCGAGTTTAAGTTTGCACCAGTGGTAACAGCAACACCAGTTAACGTTGGAAATACTGATGCTGGTAAAGATGTTACAGTTACATTAAAAAGTGTCTCAACTTCTAAAGTTGAGGGTACAGTTAAATTTAATGCTGGAGGCGACACAAGTATTGGTATTAATCTAATAATTATTGGAATACCAAATTAATGATGTCATGCAAAAAATGTAAGGGAAGAATGTTCATAGATAGGCAATATACTGAGATTAACCATCTAGAAGTATATTGTATGACTTGCGGAGTAAGAGTATTTTTTCATCCACCTAGCCACACTTTGGAGGGACAATGGTTACTAAAAAGGGAACTATTGAGAGCGAAAAGTACAATGAGTCACCTGTAATACCAGGTAACAAAAAAGTTTGGTTTCTTAATGGAGACCTAGTTAGAATACATCACTACAATCACTCTAATGGAATAATGTCTGTTTATAATATAAACAAAGATCAAATTGAAAGTTGTTTAATTAATGATTTTAGAAATAAAAGAGAGCGAGCATACACGGTAGGTCAGACTGCTGATTTAGTTAATCGTCATAAAAAATATATGCCATCACTAATGAAACGAGGAGTCATTCCATTTCCAACGGGATCTCAAAAAGGTGGAGCAAGAGGGTTTCAGGTAAGATCATATTATTCAGAATCGCAAGTAAAAGAGATACGTGATATACTTGCTTCATATCATATTGGTCGACCAAGAAAAGATAAATTAATTACTAATGATATTACGCCTAGCAAACAAGAGTTGACACGAAGAATGGGCGATGGTATACTTACTTATAGGAAAACTGAAGATGGACGATTTATTCCAGTATGGAATGAGTCTATATAATTTAGAAATGGGTGTGGTAATGAAAAACGAAACTGGACGCATTAAATGATATATTCAAAAAAATATAATTTTTTATATTTAAAAAACAAAAAAGTTGGAGGGTCTTCAACTGAAATTTGTTTATCTCAAATAATGGATAAAGATGCTGCTGTAACACCAGTATATCCAATAGATGAAAGACATAGTCCAAGAAATCATGAAAAATTTTTTAATCATATCCCATATTCAGAATTAGAAGCACTAATTGAAAATTTATCTGAAGTAGATTCATGCGTTGTAGTCAGAAATCCATACGATACAGTCTTATCAGATTTCTTTTTGCAGATAGAGTATACAGGTAATATGCAAAACTATTTATCTGGAGATAGACCTGACTTTGTAAATAAATATTTTGAAAACACTTTAAGAAAAGATTGGCGTGGGTGGTTAAAAAGCACAAAAGATTTATACTCAAAGGATGGCACTATTCAGGTTAAAAATGTTATTAAATATGAAGATGGCATTGAGCCAGGTATTAATCAAATTTTAGAGCCCAAAGGATTGCATTTAGATTTAAATGTATATCAAAAAAATCATAGGCCAAAAGAAATAACTCCAAAAGATGTGTTTTCAGAAAAGCAGATGCAAGATATTGCACATGAGTGGGCCTGGGAATTTGATACATTTAAGTACAATTAAGAAAAGACAAATTAATAACAAATAACATGACTCCTACAAGCCAAGAGTTGACAAGGCGCATAGGAGACGGTATACTTACATATACGAGAACTAAAGATGGACGATTTATTCCAGTGTGGAATGAATCTATTTAACGAAGGGTATAAAATGGAAAACGAAGAGACAAAGGTATCCGTTACACTTGGGTACACACTTAACCTTGGCAACTTTCAATCACTAAGACTTGATCTTGGCGTTTCAGATTCTCGCAAGAGTGGAGAGACTGTTGATCAGGCTTTTGAGCGTGTTTACAAGTTTGTTGAAGATAAACTTACAGACAAAATTAGGGAAGCACAAGAAGAGGCTGCCGAAGCATAATGGTAGAACGCAAAGACCGTATGGCTTTGCTTTCAAGATACAGTAAGTATCATACCGCAAGGTACGAATCTAAGCCATCCCTTAACTTAAATGTAGAACAGTGGGCCTCCGATGCTCTTGTTGAATCATACACACTACCAGGGTGTTACGATATACTTGAGTATTACTTTTCAGTTGCAGAGAACCCCTCTTGGAACTACTTTGCATATAACGCAGAAAAAATATTAAAGGCACAAAAAGATAATATAAAAGACAGTTTAGAAAGAGCAGAGCGTAGAAGAATGGCAAAGGAGTGGCTAAGTGAATAATACAGAGTCAAAACTTATTACAGCAGTGCTTAAAGATAAGCAGATGCATGTTCTTCTTCAAGCCAATGTTGATAACTTATTAAGAACCCATGGAGATATTTGGGAGTTTATTCGTTTATATTTTGAGGCTAATGCATCCTTGCCTCCAGCAGAATTAGTTACAGAAAAGTTTAGAGACTTTGAACCAGTAGCAAGCGTAGGAGCAACAAAGCACCACCTTGAAGAACTTCAGGGTGAGTATTTAAATGATAGCCTAAAAGATATTCTAAGGTCAGCAGCAACAAATGTTCAAAATAATCAGGGCGTTGTTGCATTAAATGATTTAATTACAAAGACATCAGAATTAAAAAAGAATACATCTGCAATTCGTGATATTGATGTTACGGATCTTGAGTCTGCCGTTGCTTACTTTGAAAATCTAAAAAAGCAACAACTTCTTGGTCATGTTGGTATTAAGACTGGACTGCCAGGGTTTGATAACTACCTTCCTTCAGGAATTATGCCTGGCCAACTTGGAGTGTTTTTAGCATATCCAGGTATTGGAAAATCTTGGTTAGCATTATACTTTGCAGTTCAAGCATGGAAGCAGGGGAAAAGCCCTCTAGTCATTAGTCTTGAAATGTCTGAGACAGAAGTTCGTAATCGTGTATTTACAATTATGGGTGAAGGTCGTTGGTCTCATAGAAAATTAAGTAATGGCGAAGTTGAGATGGACATGCTAAAAGAATGGCATGAAAAAAATCTTAAAGGCAAGCCAGAATTTCACATCATATCAAATGACCAGGGTGGGGAAATTAACCCCTCTGTTCTTCGTGGAAAGATTGATCAATACAAACCAGACTTTGTAATCGTTGACTACCTTCAGTTAATGGCTCCTAATCAGAAGTCAGATAATGAAACGGTACGAATGAAGAACCTTTCAAGAGAACTT